AGCGCCCCCGCCACACCATCCACCCCGCTACCAGATCCAGATCCAGAGCCGGAGGATCCAATCCCCGCTGCCGCAGAGCAGCCGGGAAGCGACCAGCCCGGCGCGCCGGTAGACGAGGGAAATAACCAGGTTGAGCAGGAAAAAGAGCCGAAAATTTGGATGTGCTCCCCTGAGGAATTCCCGGAAGAGCCCGGGCTTGACCTGCAAAATTTAGGCGATTTCGCCGCCACAGAAGTGCCAGAAGACCCCTGGGCCGAACTAGCCGCGCTGGAGAACCGGCGTGCGCAGCTACCTAGCACACACGAAAATTTGCCCCTAGAAGCCTCCCAGTGGGCTAAACCCGCCACCGGTGGCGCCCACACCCAAAACCATCACCCCGACCCCGCACAGCGGGCGCTAGGGCCCGCCGGGGGTACAAACCCCGCCGACTGGTCCACCCCAGAGGATCCGCGATGCCGCGACCACGCCGGACTGCCACGCGAACAAGTGCCGGCATGCCACGGCTGCGCCCGCGCCCGCGAATGGTTCAAACAGCGTGCCCACACGGAAAAACAAAACCGGAAAACCGCAATAAACGCTTGTGACCTCTGCGATCACCTTGGGATGATAACGGTCACCGATTCTAACGGTCACCAGGTCGTTACGCATTGCGACCACACCGGTGAGGTGCCGCTGATCGTGGCCGCGCCGCCGGAGCCGCGCCGGGGCATGCCCTCCGCCCTCAGGGAGCAGCTACAGGCACGGTGGAGCCGGCACCAGCCTGCTGCTAGCACGAAAAACCAGGCACCAGCAGCCCACCAGGGTGCCGAAACCACACCCGCGACCGGAGGCAAATAGTGACTGATATCAGCCGCCTGGGAAGGCCCACGCCACGCTACAACGATCCTCTACCAGAGGGAGGCGAACTAGTATTCGAATGCCGCATTATTGGGCACCCCAAACCGCCAAAATCACAACGCGAAGAGGGGGCGGGATCCCGCCAATGGCGGGAAGTCACCAAGGCGCAACTAACCGTTTTCAAAAATCGGCAGCTCATCGCCCCAATCGACGAACCCGTAATCGTAGAAGCAATATTCCTACTCCCCGCGCCGCGGCACCCGAAATTTCCCCTACCAGCAACCGGCGATTACCTAAACGCCCTATGCCACAGCCTGGGAGGATCACTGCAAAAAACCGGCGTACTCAAAGACCAAAACCGTATCACCACATGGATAGCCAAAAAACGCTACCTCAACCGCCACGACGCCATCCCCCAACAGCCCGGCGCGCAACTCAAAATCTATAAGGATAATCAATAATGTGTAACCAAATTGACGCCCGCACCCGGCGTGCCCGCAAAGAACACCGCTGCTGGGCATGCCACCGACTGATCCAGCCCAGGGAAAAATACCGCATCGAAAAATACACCGATATCGACGTAGGCATCTACGAACTAAAAATCTGCCTACCATGCCACGAAATCAAAGAAAAAGTATTCGACTACATCAGAGTAGCCGGCAGCTACTGGGGCGACCCAGATGCCGGCAGTCAGCCAGAAGATTATGCCGAATGGGCAACTGACACTGATTATCCCGACACGCCGGAAAAACAGGCTTACAGGGCGCGCGCCGGGCTCACTCGTAATGCGGGGATGGTCCCGTGATTTTGGATATGACCTGCGGCTCACGCATGATGTGGCACCAGAAAAGCAATCCCGATACTATTTACGGTGATTTGCGAGTGGAAAGCCATACTCTTTCAGATGGTAGGCGGGTTGATATCAAACCGGATATCAGGTTTGATTACCGCGCGTTACCATTCCCAGATGGTACCTTTGACCTGGTAAATTTTGACCCTCCGCACCTCACCAGAGCAGGGGAAACCGGTTGGATGCGGCAAAAATACGGTGTCCTTTTCACCACATGGCGAGAAGACCTATCGGCTGGGCTGTCGGAAGGCTTCCGTGTGCTCCGACCGGGCGGCACCCTCACGCTAAAATGGTGCTCAGAAAACATCCCGCTAGCTGAGGTTTTAGAGCTAGCGCCCTATCCAATGCTCTATGGGACCAGGCATGGTAAAAATAATAAAACGTCGTTTACGGTTTTCAACAAACCTGTTTTAAATATTGGAGAATAGGGGAAAATAATGGATGAAAATTCTGTTATTAACAGCGCATTTGGCGTAAATATTATTGGAAAAACCTTAACCGAAATACTATTGATTACCTACACCGGAGTCGGCATTCGTGTCATCGACCTGAGGAAAATAGCAGGTGTGATGAATAAAACATTGTTCGGAAGGACATTTACAGACCAGCATCGGTTCCAATATAAATTCGCCGGCATAAAATTATCGGGCATTATCGAGGATAAAATGACTGATTTTATGGTAGTGCCATCGCCGATTTGGGAGATCAATTTCATTGATACGAATGGGTCCCTGCTTAAAGCAGTTGAAAGCCCTAATACCCCTGTTGAACTACGGTTAGGATGCAAATAATGAGTGAAATAACTGAATTGATTGGTGAAAAACTTAACGGTCAAACGCTGAGTTCAATAATGTGGAGTCTAGAGAAGAAAATTGGGAGCCGAATAACTGATTTAGAACAAGTCGGGCATCTAGTAAACCGCGAATTATTTGGTCAGGTATTCTCCGGTAAAAATGGTGATAAATACCGTTTCGCAGGCATCGAACAAGCAAATTCCAAAAAAGACATTGGTGACCTCACCGAAGTCACATGGTCAATTTGGGAAGCATTTTTTATCGACCAAGATGGACGATTACTTACCGCTATCGACGACAAAGAACATGATATCGAATTAGTTTTAACGGAGGAATAATGGCTGAAAATGGCGATGAAGAACAAATTTTAGAAATCCCTATCGGTGGCGCTAATCTTGACGCAATTAGGGATATGTTTTTCGCCTTTTACGAGTACGGCGACAGGGCATTTAACCGTGTTTTCCAAGGCGCAATCGCTGAATACAGGAAATATTATTTTTGTCCAAACTCGCCCGGTACTGTCGAAGAGGTCACTATTTTATCCATGGAGCCGCCACGGAGAGGGCAACCGCCGCGAATAAACATCCAAGACGAAAGCGGGGAAAAACATAGTGTTCACCCTATTATGCTGGAATTTAAACGATTCAGGCAATAAAAGATGTGATTAATTTGGGAAATACAGACAATTGGAAGAGCGATTTACTCCATGAATATTTAGAGTGGGACCGGCGAAAAGGGCGTATCACTGTAGAAAAAGTAGAAAAAATGGATATGATAGTTCAAATCCATGAACAGTTTGAACTAATAATTGATAAGATGCGTGCTTTTCGCGCCTTGGTAAGTTTCATTCTTGTGACATGGATAAACCCAAACATTATCCTCCTTATGGCCCATCCAATACGCAGATTCTCTATAGGCAGCTAAATGGATAAAAAGCCTGATTTTAAAGTGATTTGGCAAGAAATTCTAGCTCAGGCATATCAGGACTACACCGCTGCTAAAAACGCTTCTCGCGGCAAGCAGGATGGCGTAGTCGTCACGCCTGTAGAGATCGTGGATTTTCAGATTCGAGCCCTAGCTGACGTGCTAAAACGCCGGGGCATGAGTTTTGCTGACCCCCAGGTTCAGGTAACCGACCCCTTTGGGGGAACTGGAATATATCTAGCACGATTGATGCAGATATCAGGGTTAACTCCTGATGAACTAGATGACCTATATCACAACCGAATGACGATGATCGAAATTGACAAAACCGCATGTCAAATGGCTGACGCAAATTTACGGCAAGTGTTTTACGAGGAGACCGGGCGCAGGCCCAGGCGAAGCGTTGTTATCCATGGTGACACATTTGCCATGTATGAGGATAGGGGTAAAAAATGAGCCGCAGCCAGCGACTTCACGTGTGTTTAAGGTGTCAAAATTTGAAGCCATACGAAGCCCGCGGCTTGTGTAAGTGCTGCTACAACCATGTGCGTGAGGGAAGAACAGCTATCGGCCTGCAATCCCCGGAATTATTGGAGCTACAACCATGTGCGTGAGGGAAGAACCGCAGAGCATCTAGACGATTACCCACTGCTAGGTGAGGGAGATAACCCAAACGAACCGGCTATCTAACTTACTTTTCTTTTTTGAAGAAGGGTTATATTTTCAGACGCTTCAAAAATAAAACCCCTGGTCAGGCTTTTTTAGCTGGGCTGCGTGAAAAATAAAACATAAAAAGATCAAAAAGCCAGTCCCAAATAACTAAAGGCTCTGACCAGCCCAAACCCCACCATTTCACCCCCACATCACCCCCGTTACGCAATAGGGCTTGACAGTAATTTGGTTGGTGTGTATATTGATAGTTGTCAGGCAGACGAGAGGGAATAAACCCTCCACCTGACCCAAGATTGGAGAAACACTATGATCCACGAGATCGACGCCACCACCGGCGAAATCACCCGCACCTGGGACACCGGCAACTACTGGATCGACCACCAGGCCTATATTGATCTGGCCCTGATCCCCTACCTAGGCGGAGAGGAAACCGCCTGCGATTTCGACCTGCAAGGCATCGCCGAAACCGTCCTCCGCAGCCCAGATGGCGACCATCTGGTTATCGCACCAGCATACGAGGATGAAACCGCATACCAAGCCGTAATCGCAGCCCACGACCTCACCGAACGCCAGTAACCCAAACCGCCGGGGCTTACATCCCCG